GAAAAAGAAAGTTTTAAATTATCAGAGGTTAAAGATTTTATTTTACTAACATCACAATTAGTTGAAAAAACTTATGATAAGATTAAAATGTTAATTAAAATAAAAGAAGAAAAATTATCAATAGAAGAGTTTGAAGGATTACCAGATAATAATGAGGTTGATGATATAACATTTCTTATAAAAATATATTAATCATGAAGTATTTACAAACACACGAAGGGTTTATCAATAAGATAAAGACATTTATCAAAGATAAAATTAAAGAACAAGAACCTAATACTGAAAATAATGTTACTGGTTCAGAAGAAAAACAGTCTGAATTTAAAGAGTTTGTAATGGATTCTATTACTTATTTACAAGATGATTTTAATGTAAGTATATCATTTATAGAAAGTTCATTTGAAAGAGGATACGGTGGTGAAACTATACATGGTGAAAGAAAAACAGAAACCAGAATTAAAGTTAAGAAACAAGTTAGACAAGATGATGAAGGTGGTATAGAAGAAACTAAATTTATTATTGATGATGTTAAAGATCAATTATTATTTATGGTAGATCGTGTTATGAAACATTATAATATATTAGATGTTTATTTTATTTATAAAGAACAAATGAAACTTATGTATGGAGATGATGAAGAAATACCTTTACCAAATATGAGGGATCTTACAACTGAAGGAAAATCACATAAACTAAGTAAAGAGGATTTTGAAAAATTATCTTTTGATACAATAACTTCTGAAGTAAATGTTATATTCAAATTATTATAAAAAACCGAGTACTAACTCGGTTTTTTCATTTATTTTATTTTTTTTCAAAGTCAAATCTTCATTTTTGAGGAAAATTTAGAGAAAAAGAAAAATAATGTCAAACGTTAAAAAATATATATACTCGTAAAAAGATTATTCAAAATGGGGATTAAAGAATTTAAGTATAACGATAAGTCTATCACAACAAAATCAGAAATTTTAAAGAAATTAAAAGAACTGGGATTCAATTGGCTAATTGATTCTGAAGTTGAGGATGCTATTGTAGAAATTAAGAAAGATACTTTAATTTGGCATGAAGGTATTTATAAATTCGGAAATTGGAAATACGGCATATTTAAAAATGGAGGATTCTATGGAACGTGGGAAAATGGGATTTGGGAGAAAGGAGTCTTTAAAGGAACTTGGAAGAGCGGTTTGAATAAACCTATCTAGATAAAAATAATTACTTAACTATGAAAAGAAAAAAAACTTTACTGAAAGAAATTGGAACTAAAATTATTTATGACAATAACACAATTATAATTAGCAGAGAAGGAAATGAATGGTTCTTTGAAATAGGAAAAGAGTTAACGACAGATTTAGGAGAAGCAGTTTCTTTATTATTAAGAAATTGTGATGTAAATGATCCAATTTGGCAACTAGAAACTAGAGATATAGATACAGATAATGTATCACCAGAAAAAAGTTTATACTGGTTATCAGGTGGTGAAAGAGAATGGAAAACATTAGAACATTATAACAGACCTTGGTGTGACTGCTATTTAGAATTCCAAGAAGAGTTTGGGTTTTTAGTAATGAGTATCATAAACAGATCTAGAACACTGGAAGAAATGAGAAAACACTTCATCGAATACTTAAACTTACCAGTATTATACGATTTTGCACTAAGTAAAAAGTTATTAAGATAAAAAATTAAAAACTCACTTTTTAGTGAGTTTTTTTTATATATATGTTATGGAATCAAAACCTTGTATTAAATGTCAAGTAGAAATAGAACTTGTAAAAAATAGAAATATTTGTAAGGAATGTCTTAGTATTCATAAAAAAGAATACTATTTAAAAAATAAAACAACTATTAAAGATAAATCAAAGAAATACTATTCAGTAAACAAGGAGAAAAAAATAATATATCAAAAAGAATATAACGTTTTAAATAAAGAAGAGATAAATAAACAAAGAAATATCTATTATAAAGAAAAAAGAAAAAATGGAATTTTTAGGTTAAAACATAATATAAGATCTCTTATTAAAAATTCAATAAATAGAAGTGGTTATAAAAAAAATAGTAAAACGAATATTATTTTAGGATGCTCTTATGAAGAATTTATATTACATATAGAGTCACTTTTCAAAGATTGGATGAGTTGGGAAAACTACGGTAAATACAATGGAGATTTTGATCATGGATGGGATATAGATCATATTATACCTATATCATCTACAAAAACAGAAATCAATTTACTAGAACTAAATAACTATAAAAACTTACAACCTCTTTGTAGTAAAGTAAATAGAGATATAAAAAGAAATATTATATTATGAAATCATCACATTTCTTTGACCTTAACAGTTTAATTACTATGAATAGTAAAGTTTGGATAGTTAATAAACTAAATCCTAATAAACCTTTGTTAAGAATATCTAAATCAGAATTTAACCTTTTAAGAAAAGGTGTTTATAGAAAAGATAATATCAAATTTGATATGTCTGGGGAATCTTATTGGTTCAGTGAAGAACTTTTAAACAGAATTAAAATTAAAGCAAAAAATGCTAATGTAGATGTATCTGATTTAGCTTTTTCAATGCAAGAATTTATGAGTAAAGACATAATTGATAATGGTGACTTTACAATACACTTAGAAAATATTAGACATCTTAAAAATAGTCAAGACGACATCTATGTTATTTGTTCTAAAAACTCTAAAAGAAGTTATGAATCACTAATTGAAAAGTTAGAAGAAAAATTATTAGACTTTGGATTAAAAATAAAGAACTTCTATTACATATCAGAAACATTCTATAACAGAGATAGAGACGATATAGTACACAAAAAAGTGAGATTGGTACTCCAACATATAATTGGTTTAAAAACCGCTGATACGAAGTTTACAGAAGAAGAAATAACTAAATATGATGAAGTTTCTTTATATGACGATGATCTTAATACAATCAAACTAGCTAAAGGTGTAAATGATGTGCTTCAATTCTTAGTTAAGAACAGTGATGATGAAATTAAAGAGAAAGTAAAAGAAGTACTTAAAATGGAAGAGTGTGAATTGATTATAAATCAAGTTACATTCAATAAGGTAAATACATTTATCACAACAAAAGTAGAATTAAACCTCTACAAGATTGTTAGAAAGTTTGAAAGTTTCAATTATAAAAATAATATATAATGTATGAAAAACATTAAAACATTTGAATCATTCTCTCAAGGAGAAGAAATAAACGAATCACTAGGAGGAATAATAAAATCTATTTTATCATTTCCTATAACTATACTTGGATTATTAACAATGCAGTTTGTTGGTGGTAGAACCATTTCAAAAGTAATCAAAGAAAGACTTTTAGACATTTATGCAAATATTGATACTTTAATAACTACATTAGAAAATATTTCAAGAAAGAGAGATATTACTGATGTTGAAAGAAAAAAAGTTATTTCAAAATTGAAAGATTTAAAGAAAGTTAAAGAGAAATATCCAACTTTACAAATATATAAACAAGAAGTAAGTAAAAAAGCTCCTTTATATAACTTTAAAAATAGAGATTATCTAAGAACTCAAATCTGGGATTATGAACCTAGACAAATGAGTGCGATGCAAGTGGTTGCCGAACTTACGAAGGTTTATAGTCTTATAGAAAGAGGTGATGTAACAGGAGAAGTTGCAGCACGTGGACCTATTAGAACTGCTCTTCAAGATCGTTTAAATGGACTACTAAATATACCGGGTGGTAATCCACCACAAGAACAAAATCCGAACGGTAGAAGATAAAAAAAAAGACTAACAAATGTTAGTCTTTTTTTATTTCTCATCTTTCTTACTCATCGCATTCTTAATCATTTCATTTAGATCTCGATTATTTGTAACCAAACCATCTGAAGAAGTATTATCAGCTTGACTTTCCGCCTCAGCTTGTTTAACTTCAGGGTTTTCTATCTCATTATAACCCAAATCTTTTCTTAATGTTTTATAGAACTTCTCTAATTCTGTTCTTTGATTTGATAAAAATTTTCCATTCTCTCTAATTTGACCAATTGTTTGATTGACAACTTCATGCATTCTTGCTGCATTATCACCATTATCAACTTGTCTCAATTGAGATAAGAAGTTTTTTCTAGTCATCTTTGATAAGAAGATTGCTTCTGCATAAACCATAGCATCCTCTCTCATCTTATTTCTAATATAAGAATGTTCTTTTAATTTTGGTATATCACTTAGATATAAATCAACCAAAGACTCTAATACATCCATTGATTGTTGTGTAGCTACAGTTAAGTCAGCATCATAATCATATATCTCAATTTCACCTAAATCAGGTAAATCTTCTGGTTTTGCTAAGTGTAGAGAAATGTCAAATTCCGAGTTTTCTGACTGGATTTGATCGAATTCATCTTGTAGTCTAATTCTTTGTTCTTCACTTTTTGACATAAGTAAACGGTTTTTTACAATATATATAAAAAAAGTAAAGTCCAATTTATTATGGCAAAAGAAATAATAGAAAAACAGATGATATTTACCACCAGATTGGTAGATGAAGCATCAGATAAGATAAACGATGGTATCGTTATAAAGAGATACCAAAACCCTTGGTTAAAGTCTGAAGTAGGTCTAAGAAGAGCAGGGGTTTCCTTTAGAATGTCTCCTGAAGAACAGGAAGAATATATAAAATGTGCATTAGATGTACATTACTTCACAGAACAGTATTGTAAAGTGAAAACTGAAGATGGTTCGATAAACCATATTAAACTAAGAGAGTATCAAAAAGAAATATTAGACAACTTTGTAAATAGTAGATTTAATATTTTGATGGCTTCTCGTCAGGTTGGTAAAACAATCTCAGCATCAATCTTCATGTTGCATACAATCCTATTTAGTAATGATAAGAATATAATGATTGTTGCCAATAAAGGAGATACCGCAGTAGAGATTGTTGATAAGATTAAATCAATCTACTCTCTATTACCTTTCTTCTTAAAACCAGGTATTAAAACTTGGAATCAAAAATCATTAACATTTGAAAATGGTTGTAGAATAAAAACATCAGCAAGATCTAAAACACCTGCTATCGGTTTTACCATTGACGTACTTTATCTTGATGAGTTTGCACACATTCCTTCAAATATTATCGAACCTTACTATACCGCAGCTTATCCAACCGTGTCTGCAGTACAAAACTCAAAGATTATTATCACATCAACACCAAATGGTATGAATTTATTTCATAAGTTACTAACAGATGCAGAAAGACCCGAAGGTGATCCACTTAAAAATAACTATAAACCTATGAGGGTTTACTGGCATCAAGTACCAGGTAGATTCGTAACTTATTTAAGATTAAATAATCATAGATTATACGAACACGGTGTAACTAAAGAAGAGATTTTTGAAGGTATAAAACAAAGGTACCCAGAGAAAATAACTAAAACTCATATGGGATTCAATTCAGATTTCCAAAAAGACATTATTTCAGTATTTAATAATGAACAATGTACAGATGAGGATGTTAAAAATCTAACTTTTATTGATTCAAAAGGATTTGAAGTTCCTTTAAGAGCAATTGGTGAGATGACAACTTGGAAAGAAGAGGCAGTAAAAGATATTGGTGGCGAAGATGCTTTCAACCAAGAATATGGTTTAAGATTTATAAACTCAAGTAAGTCATTATTAAATGAAGCTATTATTGATAGTCTTTTAAATAATAAAAAGAATTATAAATTTGAAGAGATATTTGAATTTGAATCAAAACTTAGATTTAGTTATAAAGATTTAAGATGGATTGATGATGATGAGGTTTTTATACCAATGAATAGAAAAGATGAAAAGATTGTTATATCGGTCGATATATCGGAAGGATTAGGACAAGATTATTCTATTATGAATATATTTAAGATTGCTAAAAAAGATATGGATTTAATTGAATCTCAAAAAGCTGCTTATAAATCAGTTACCGATTTTATTAGATTGGAACAAATTGGTTTATTTAGAAGTAATTTAATCTCAGTTAAACAATTAGCAGAAATTCTTTACATACTTGCATTTGAATATTTTAATCCCGATAATGTTAAGATTGTTTTAGAGTTAAATAACTATGGAAATACTTTATTAGCAGAATTACCTCACGTTTTTGATGGAAATAATCAATATGGATCATCTATTTTCTTTAGATATAAGCATAGGGCAGATGCAACAGAAGAAAGAGTCGGTTTAAAAGTTGGTGAGAATAAGAATATGATGGTAAAAGATTATCAGGATTTAATGATCTCTAAAGGATTTACAATCAATAATGAAGAAACTGTTAGAGAAATAACAACATTTGTTAAACATACTACAACTGCAGGTAATACTAGATATGCCGCAGATGTTGGACATGACGACTGTGTAATGACTATTGTAAATGCTAGTAGTGTTTTTGCAAAAAATGAATTTAAAGAAATGGTCGAGGATACTTTACAAAAAGATCCTACATTTAGGAATTATGTTGATGATTGTCTAAAAAACTTAGAATATACTGAAACAGTTGATTATACACAATTATTAAATGTTAGAAGAAAGATTTTAAATAGAAATAAAACAGTCAATGATACTAATTCAACAGGTATAAATTGGTTTAATGCACCTAAATAAAAAAAAGACATCTTAAAGATGTCTTTTTTTATTCATTCACTTCCATAGTGACTGAGAGTCCCGCCGATTTTAGTAAATTCTTCATTTCTGAAATGGTTTCTAAATCACCATATTTAACATCACATTTACCATTATTGTGAACAATATGAGCACATTGTGTTGCCTGTTCTGGTTCATGTTTACATACCTTAATTAAACACTCAATAACCCACTCAAAAGTTGAATAATCATCATTGTGTAATATAAGACGATAAGGTTTTGATAAAACTGTTTCTACTTTAGATTTGGTTTTTGTTTTTGTAATTGTTGCCATATATTTTCTATATCTTTTAATTTTTTATTATTTATTCTTATTATTCTATTTCCAAAAAAATTATTTTTTAATTGATCTCTGTAAATTTGTTCTAAATATGCTTCTTTACCACCCCAGTGTTTTATTGGTTTATAATGTTGAACTCCATCTATCTCTAAAACTAAATCATAATAAGGTAAATAAAAATCAACTTTTAGTTTTCTACTTGTCTTTGGATTAATTAAATTATCAAATGACTTCTGAGTAATATATTCTATATTATTTTTATCTAAAAAATTTTTTATATATAATTCACCATATGCTTTTTCTGTACAAATATTACAACCTCTTTTACTATGAATTAAATTACTCATATCTTTTAATAAGATACTTCCACATAGTTTGTGTTTAACTCTAACTTTTTTCCAAACATTATCAACATAATCAATTATTTTAAATTCATCATTCCATATCTCTCTACATTTATTATTCCAATAGTCATTAGACTTTAATGAATTTTTTGAACATTTTTTACAAGCATTTTTATGATGAATATGATTGTTCATTGTCATATTAATCAAAGAGTTACATTTTTTATGTAAAATTAAAACTTTATCTTTTACAGATGATGGGTTACCTATTATCTCAAATTCATTATTATGAATAATGTTACTTAAATTTTGATACTCCTCTTTTGTTTTTTGTTTTTTACCCGAACAATAAGCACAATATGTTTTAAGATGATTGTTTAATCGTATATTTAATATATTATTACACTTTTTATGTAAAACATTTACTAAATCTTGACCACTTAATGGTTCTTGTAGAATTTCAAACTCATTATTATGAATTATATTACTTTCTAACTGCCATTCTTCTTTTGTTTTTCTTCTTGACATAGTATATATATTAACTAAGTCAAACTCCCTTTACTTAAATATTTTTGTTGTTTTGTTCTTTACGTCTATTATAGTAATTCGACAGTCAATTGTTTTAGCCCATTTTTCAAATTCTTCTAAATGTTCGTAACGGTCGTCATACATAATAAATTCTTGAGGATCAATCTTTGAAATCAATTTCTCAAATAATCTTCTTTTAAAAGTGAAAGTATCTCCACCAGTGTTTAAATAAACTGCATCAAATGCTAAGTTCAAATCATCTAAAATAGCTTCTACCTCTGGTCTTAATTTTTCAATACGACCTGTTGCCAAAATAACATAGTTATCTGGATCAGAAACTGCTTTTAAATATTCTTGGTAAACATAAGGATTTACAGTGACAGGAAAAATATCCATATCTAAACTCTCTGGTTTTGACCACCATCCTCTGTGAGGATATTCAACACCAAACTTCTCTCTCCATATAACTTTTCCGTCGTCATGCTTTACTGTGTTACACAATGTATCATCGAAGTCAAAACATACTAATTTCTTTATTCCCATACTCTTTATAATTTTTACAAAGATATATATAATTTTTTAATATATATTAAAAAATAAATAAAAATATGAAAATTGATTTTAGAAAAATTGCTATTTTATTTTTACTAATATCTTCTACTGGCTTCGGACTTACTTGGTATCTAAGTGGACACGATGTCTCTAAACAAAAAGTTAAACAACTTGAAGAAGAATATAAGAAATTAAAAGAAGAAAAAGAAGCAGCAGATGCAAAAGTAGCAGCGTGGAAAGAAATCTATGAAAAAAAGGACGCACAAGATAAAAAATTAGCAATTGAAGTAGGTACTGCAAAAGCAGCGGCAATGATAGCTAAAGAAAGTGCTGCGAAAGCCAAAGAAGATCTATCAAAACTTCAAGGTGGAATGGAACAAACTAGAAAAGAGATTGAAGAACTTCAAAATAATCCAAAGGCTCTAACAGATGAGGAACTTTTAGAAGAACTAATAAAAAATACATCTTCAATAGAAAACAAAAAAATAAATAAAGTATCTGAAATAAAAGATAGTAAAATAGAAATTAAACACAAGGTAAAAATGGGAGAAACATTATATTCTTTATCCAAACTTTACAATATAAGTGTTTCTGAAATACTGGAACAAAATGATTTTTTGGAAAATAAAGGTCTACAAGTAGGACAAACTTTAACAATTAAAAATAATTAATATAAAAAATAAATATATGAAAATGAGAAAGTTATTCACATTATTAATGACATTAGTTTTTACAACAATGTTTTCACAAGTTACACAGGAAATAAAATACCCAAGATTTGAAGTAGATTCACTTGGTCAAAAAGTTGTAATAATGACTATACCACAAGCGATGAAACTTAATAATAACTCTAATATATTAGAGAAGTTTGAGAAATTACAAGCAGAAATGCAAGATTATGAAAATATATGTATAAAGGTAATTGATGAAAAAGATAAGGTAATTGCCAAATTAGACGTTGTTATTACTAAACAAGATGGTCAGTTAATTGTCAAAGATGAGAAAATCAAAGCCCTACAAGGAGAAATACTTGGTTGGATGGAAAAAACAGGTGCTTTAGAGAAACAATTAGCCAATAGACAACAAGTAATTGATGAAAAAGATAAACAATTAAGAAGACTTAAAACTAAGATGGTTATCCCAGTGATAGTTGGACTATTATTGTCAGTATTAGGAGTTTTTTAAAAAAGTGCAAAAAATGGCTTTTTATTCTTAATATATAAATCATATAAAAAATAAACAAAAACATGAAACACGTTAAAGCATTTGAAAAATTTCGTATTCAAAAAAATAGAGAAGAGATTATCAAAGAATCTGTTTTCCAAGTTAACGATCTTTATAAAGTAAAAACTATGATTGATTTACCTCAATCTTTAATCAACGCTTATGTTAAAAAAGTAAAAGATACTACAGGTAAAAACTTACGTCAGTTCTTTGGAGACGTAGATATTGCCGAAGAAATCATCAAATATGTAACTACAAACTTTTTAGATGTAGATAAAATTCCTGGTGGAGCTATAATGGGTGGGCAAACACAAGCACAGACTCAAGGTCAAGGACAAGTTCAAGTTCAAACTGAACCACAAGCACAGACTCAAGTTGAACCACAAGCTCAAGCTCAAGCACCTGTACAAGGACAAGCTCAAGCACCTGCACAAGGACAAGCACCAGAAGGAGAATTTGAAGAGCCACAAGCTCAAACTCCTGTTCAAGGACAAGCTCAAGCACCTGCACAAGGAGAAGAACCTGTTCAAGTACAAAACGAAGAAGAGGAAGAAGAGGAAGAAGAATTACCACTTTAATCTTTAAATATAAAAAGAAAACCACTCATTGAGTGGTTTTTTTATTTTATATACTTTGTAAGAATAAAATCTCTTCGTATTGTCATTAGTAAATTAAACATATCTTCATCATCATTTTTATAATACTTAATGTGTTTATTGATAATATCTAAAGTTAAATCATGTTTATTATAGTTTATCCAATCTTCTTTAATATAAAGTGGCATATTAGAAACATCACTAATCTTTTCTTTTTCCTCTTGAATGTAGTAATAAACTTGGTCCTTTTCAAGTATAACAGATGTTAACCCCAATATCCAATGATTACTATAATCACTTAAAGTCGAAATGATTTTAAAGTCTCCAAAATTTGAGTTAAAAGAATTTAATTCAAGATTATTCATTATTATAATTATCTAAGAAGTTTCTTTCCTCTGGTGTAAGATTTTCTATACCAACAGAACTAATTCTATCTAATATCTCATCTATATTAAACTTAACAGCATTTCTTTTTTTTATTTTCTCAATATCAGACATTTCTTCTTTCAATCCACCAAAGTTACCTTTCTTTATATCATCTACCTTAACACCAAACTTTTTCTCAAATTCATCACGAGAGAAAACCATTCCCATAACATTCACAACATCATTGATCTCATGTTTATAGAAAATCTCCACACCCATAATAATTTCCTCTACTAAAGTCTTTTCTGCAGAATCAGATGTATAAATACACTTATCTCCTTTAAATACGGCAATATCCTTTCTATCCATCAAATAAACAATATTTATCGAACCTAGTTTATCTAATTCAGTCATAACACTAACCGTGTTATTGATACGATTATTAAAACTAGTCTTATGTGTATAGATATTATCTAATATTCCCTGAAAAATATCATTGATCTCTTTTTTGTAATTTCTTTCTTGATAAAAATCTAGAATTCTTCTTACTAAATTATTAAGTAAGTAACCCAAACAAATACCACCAAGTAATATCATACTATATACCATAAACTGATTTTCTAATTTTTACTAATAAACTATTTATAAATTTTTCATCTACCTTTTCTGGTAAATTTGATTCTTTAAACAAAGTATCTACTTCCTTAATTTCACTTTCAACGTGGTCAATCAAAGTTTGTAAATCTACTTCACCTCTTCTAATTGCAAGAAGTTCTTTAGCATTTGGTCTTTTAACTATAATACCCTTACCCTCTGCAATTTCTCTAGCCATATCCATCAATCTTCGACAGTGTAACATGTTTTTACCATCAATTTGTTGACCGTGTGACTTAACATCAACCCATCTTTGAAGATTTCTCTTTTCTAACCATTCTTCATACTCTCTAAAGTCTTTACAATGTTCAGAGTAACCATCTTTGTTATAAACAATGTTACACAATGATACTTCTCCTTTTGGAATTGAAGATAATCTTAATTGATTTGATATTCCCAAGTTAGGAGTTTCTAAATTATCATCACCTACTTTAACAAGACCTTTGTAAAATCCTGGTTTATCATTGTAATAAACAGCATAAACATCTTTAGCATGTGGAACATTGGTTAAACCAAACATTCTAACATCATATTTTTTACCAAATAATTTATGGAAAAATCCACCTTTATATTCAGAGCCATATTTTGACTTTTTAAATGGTATAGTTTTCTCACCATCAATAACATAACAGAAGTCAAGTAAATCTTTACGAGTTACTTTATCTTTCTCCCAGTTTTGTTTTTTGTTTTGTCCTTTAGCTTTACCAATTTGAGCTCTAGCATAACCACCAAAAGAGTTTGCACAGATTTTAGTAATAAACTGGTCTCTATTCTCTAACAATAAATCAAAGATAGGATCTTTATATAGAATACAATCCTCTGGAGTATTCAATAACTCTAAAACTGTTGGGTTATTACTAGCCAATAATTCCAAGAATCTACGAATTTCATAGATTACAATATCATTATTATCATCATTTATTTGTTGTTTGTACTTAAAACCAAGAATATCATCCATTGGCTGTATAAATACACCGGCAAAGTCAGTATCGGAGGTCTCTATATTAGTTCCATATGCGTGTGAACCTCTAACCACCAAGAAAAGTGGTATAGCACCCGGAGACCTTTCGTTTATAAGTTGTAGTAATTGTTCTTTCATTTCTATTATATAATTTTTTACAAATATAGTGAAAAAAATCAAATGTTCAACTATTTAAACTTCTTTTTTAATTCACTTAAATCTAAGAGATACATATCTTTTGGATCAGTATCTTCTAATATTTTAATTTCTTCTTTTTTTGCAGTGAAATCCTGCTTCATTTTCTCAAACAACTCTTTTGTTAAAGAGTAAATTGGCATTCTTAACAAGTAATCAAATGAATCATCTATCTTTTCTAACCCTAATACTTCAAATCTCAGATTTAGATACATTGTTTATTTTTAACTTCTCATCAAGAATTGCTTTAATGAATCTACCTCTATTACTTAATACTTTTAATTCTTTATTAAGTTTATCTAATGTATGTTGTTTTCGTATATTATAATAATCTAATCTAAATTTAGTGAAATATTCTATAATTTCTTCTGACGTTTCAAATATCTTTAATTTACCAAACTCATCCAATGTTGTAAATATCTCTGTTGATGATTCTTCTAACTTTAAAAGTTTTATTAGAGCACTATCATCTAAACTCTCTAATGTAACTCTATTAAATTTAATTGTATAATCAACATTATCCTTACAATTATCATCATATGAAACAATATCTTTATTATCAACCAATTTATCTAGTATTTCTTCATACTTTTCATATGTCATCGAAGGTGGTAATTCACTTATCTTAACCGTTGAAGTATTTACTTTTTGAAAACGACCTCTTATTATCCACCTTTTACTATTTTCTTTATCTTGTATGAATTCACCTGTAAACTCATTTAAAGAAGGTTTAATACTAGATATTTTTTTACCTTCAATAACTCTCACACAACTATCAATAATGCTTTTAATGTCTCTATTTAACACATTAGAAGCAAATCCAACCGCAATTCCTGAAGAACCATTTAATAACACCGTTGGAATAATCGGTAAAAAGTATTTTGGTTCAATTGTTTCACCTTCTTCCTCTTTATAATCAAGTAAGTCAAAATCTTTATAAATCAATCTAAAGTTCTCACTTAATTTAGTTCCAATATATCTTGCTGCACCCGGTTGTGGAGAACGTAATGAACCAAATTGTCCATCTTCTTCAAGTAAAGGAGCATTGTTTTTAAATTTTTGTGCCATTGTTACAATAGCATTTTCTAAACTAGAATTGTGAGTAAGTATCATAGATTTACTACCAATAACAAAATTGTGATATTTATCAACTGTAATATCATAAAACTTTTTTGGAGTTTCTAATTTTTTCTTTTTTATAGATTTTATCTTCATATTCTTTCTCTTATAATTTTTTTACAAAACTCAATATTATCTAAATAGGATACATCACTCCATATTTCAAAAATTTCAAATCCTTTATCCTTTGCCACTTGATATTTTATTTTAGATTTCTCTATATTATCATATGCATTTTCCTTTGTGAATGGATTAAACCAATCATTACTCTCTAATTGAGAGTGTTTGGCATGAAATGAAACTCCATTATACTCTATAATTATCTTTTTACTTCTTATAGTAAAGTCATAGAAATAAATACTATCAGACTTTATAAAAAATTCGGATTTCTCATCAATACCAATGAATATATCATCATATTCTATATCATTTTCTAAACACCAATCAATAACTGGTTCAAAAACCTTTAAAGACTCTTTTGATGCTTTACCAAATAGATGTAATCTTGGATCATAACCAATTTCATTGATAAATTTATTATGAGATATATTCCATTTTTCTTTAAAAAGTTTTGGATTATTCTTAATTGTTTTTTCTAAAGTTTGTTTCTTTTTTAATTTTATATAATCTGATTTTGATATAGAATCAACACCATATTTTTCAAAAATAGTTTTTTTAATTTTTTCCTTAACATCCTCTCTCTGGAAAATATTAACAATACCTTCATTCTCTAATAAATTACTCTCCCAATTAATTCTTGATTTTGAATTTTTATAAAAATTATGTTTTGTACCACAACTCAACAAAAAAGATTTTTCTTTTAGTTCTTTAGCACAGTTCATAGAACATGTTTGATTTTGTTTGTGATGGAATTCATTACCACAATTCTTACATATATTATACTTTCTACAATTTGAACATAATTTATATTTCTCAACATCCTTCTCAATATATTTTTTTGAGATACTATCGATATTATAAGTATCACTACATCTTTTACATACACACATCTCCAAATTTTATTTTTTATAATGTATATATAAAAATATAAAACTACCTTTTATCATCATGGTGATGAAAATCCTTAATATCATCATCATTCTTCAAGTCTTCTGCTTTTACCCACCCTCTTTGAGTATAAAATGGATGATTACTAGTACATCTAAAAATACTACCATCTTCCATTTCTATTTCATACTCTTCTGTTGTTACAGTACCTATCCTAGGTGAATGTCCAATACCAGTTACATATTTAGATTCATCCTCATCATATGAAATTAAATCTAATTTTAAATCTGGATAATTTTCACACCACTCACCAATCTTAATAATCACACCATCTGATGTAATTATTTCAGTATCATATTCTAAGCAGTTACCGTGGTGGTAAAAGGCATCAGAAGCAACCTTACCAGCTAACTGGAATACTTTTATATTTTTTTCACTACCATTTCTCCAAATTTGATTGGAAATATGAATGATTTTTCTCTGTGTTGGTTTGAATCCATCAACAACAGATGGTATTGCTCTTCCTTCAATAGAGTACATTGCGAACTCTTTATACTCATTTGATAAGAAATCGGAAATCGTTTTTTCTGTCATCATAATTTTATATATAGTAAAAATTAATCTTTGTTTTTATATGAACATTAAAACATTTTCTAAATTCAATGAAGAACTAACTGGAAAGTATAAGGAAGAAACTGAAATTATCTATAAAGATAAAGATCTTGTTTGTATGTTACCAAAAAGTCAAATGACTTCGAGTATTTATGGTAAAGGTGCAAATTGGTGTCAAACACAAGTAGCAGGATTTGATATGTGGTCAGGTAAGGTGATAAATAAAATTAATAGTGAGGGTAATATTTATATTAGTTCATATTTTCACAATAATAAAATAACACTACAATACTCTCCTGGTCCAAGTAAAATGTTAGAAGAA